ATGAAGTATTTTAACGACTCACATGTCGTTGTAATGATGAACGAAGAACCAGATTATGAAAAGCTCTCTAGTGATCGATACGAAGTATGGAATGTTTAAATATATAAACTACTAATAAAAATTAATTAAATGACTATACATATATCACCCCCGCTGAGCGCCCGATAGGGTAAGATCCCCGACTCTTAGGCTCCGCCGTGTTTTAAAGGTTTTTGTAGACAACAGTTGGAGAAAATTCCCATAACATTCCCTCTAATGCGGGATCTAAGGGATTTCCTTCATCTCCGTTGAATTCACTTGGAAGAACCACAGTGAACCAACATACTTGAATTAAAGGATGTAAAGGAATAAAGTCAGTCATTTGATCAAATTGTACAACCTTGTTGATTGCATAATATTTGTCAAACTTCTTATTTGCTTGACTTGCTTTATGTGGGAAGAAATGAGCAGATTCTGACTCATTGGTTCCTGTATAGGCTAGACCACCTTCACCGTCTAACAATTCCTGTGTACCTTCTGTCTTAAGACATGTGTATCGGCGACCAAGAACAAACTTCTTATGGAATAAGACATTCCATTTAGCGCTGTTGATCTTATTCATACGCCATTTCAAATCGTATGTAGACTGATTAGGCAGAGCATTATCAGTACTTCCGATAAGATCTGATTCATCATTTCGAAAGAAATCTGCAGTGAAGACGTCATTCATTTCACCTTCTTTAGATTGGAGGAATGCATAATGCACTTCTATGTCACTACAAGTGATATTGTAGAAATTACTGTACAGGTTTATACCTTTCAAGTAGATTCTATTGCTTGTTCGGTTTCCTGTCTTGAGCTTGGCATTATTGTCAAGAGCACCCCCTAGATGGACTGCATCAGGGAATTCAACTTCGTGATGATACAATTGTTGAATCTTCATGTTTTCTTGAATTGGAGGGGTATTTACCCTCATATACTTCTTCTGGTTCGCAGTTATGAATCTCTTTCCCAGTCCTGTGGGACCTGTCCGTTTTCGTCGGCGTCGTATCATTCGGCGCATCGAATTTCGGGCGCGCGCACGTCTCGCCATGGTCGAACGGTTTGTTCTCTTTTTGTACGGCATCTTTCACACAACAGTTTACGTATAGTACAATCCTTTGAAGAAATGTACGCATGCGATTTTATGAGCTCGGCATCAAGTTTTTATGGCTCGGCATCAAGTTTCAGTCGTGCACGTCTGGATGGCCCAAGGTGGTAAATTATAGTATTACACCACCTCGGGCCTTGGGCCTCTTCTCTTATTCTCCTCTCTTCTTGGTCTCATAAAAATGCCGGGTGCTAAGAATTGGTTCTACACTTTGAACAATTATTCTGAAGATGAACTCTCACGCTTTTCTTCATTACCGGGTCAAGCCGTCTTTCATTTGTTCGGAAAGGAAGTTGGCAGCAACGGTACACCACATCTGCAGGGTACTATCGGATATTCCATTCGACGCTCCATGCAGCAGGTTAAAGCAGATCTCTCTCCACGTTGTCACTTGGAGCCTACTCGAAATGTCATCAAATCAATTGAGTATTGCTCGAAAGATGGAGATACACGAAGCTTTGGCACTATCCCTACTCGAAATGCGTCGGGAAAGCGGACTGACTTGGATGATTTCAAGGCGTCTGTCAATTCGGGCGTGTATGACCTCCGAGCTCTCAGAGATACTCATTCTGAAGTCATGGCTAAGTACCCTCGCTTCTGCTCTGATTATGTACGCGACCGTCGACCAATCAGATCAGTGCCTGAACACCCTCTTAAAGATTGGCAACAGAGACTCTTGGATGTGCTTGAAGGCGTTCCCAATTCTCGAACGATTAACTTTGTCGTCGGTTTATCGGGAAATGAGGGAAAATCCTGGTTTTGTGATTATTATCACTACCATCACCAAGAAACAACACAAGTAATCAATCCTTCGAAGAAGAATGATATGGCTTATGCTCTGGATGAGTCGAAGTCAGTGTTTTTTTTTGATGCTCCTCGTTCTAAACAAGGTGAATTCATTCAATATGATATTCTCGAAGAGTTGAAGAACGGGCGTGTGTTTTCCCCTAAATACGAAAGTGGAATGAAGTATTTTAACGACTCACATGTCGTTGTAATGATGAACGAAGAACCAGATTATGAAA